CGTTATCTCTCCATCAGGAATTAACGTAGGTACATCGGGGAGTTTCACGACAAAGTCCCTGCTTGGATAAAGGCCTCTCGTTCCCGTATCAGCTACGTTCTTGATTAGATACGCTGAAGTATCTCCTCTCTTATCAGTACTCATTGTCTTATGAAAAAGTATTTCTCGTTTTGCCATATTACCTATGATTATCTCTTTTTAGCCAACCCTCATTCTTTGTTTCAAAGCGTTGATTTATAGCAGAGTTGCGAGAGTAGTGGGTTATGAACAACTGCTCTAGGCGAGCGAGTTTAAGTTCTAGGAACTTCTCTCGGTCTGTTTTGTAATATGCCGCCATTGTGTACGCAGGCGCAATCCACAAAAGAGCGTGGAACGTCTCTGGTAGCCAGTCTGGGGAAGGTGGGTCATAAGAATCATAGTCAGACACAATAAAGGTCGTAACATCTCCCCTGGCGTACGTTACCCTAAGCGTTCCAACTTTTCCCTCCTCTACAAAGATGCGCTTTTCATCTGCAAAGAACTTCATCTCACAACCCCACCACCCGTTGATACTTCTAGTCGGGTCATCATAAACTCTTTCAAAGTCTCCCTCGCTATTTGGTTGAAAGTCTACTCGAACAATAGGAATGTCTATTATCGTTCGGGCAAGCTCATTACTCCCAACTGTAAGCGTAAAATCCTCTGAGAAAACTTCTTCATCAGAAGGTGGTTCGGTAGAACCTATCTGAACAGCACGCTCAATAAGTTCTAAGTATTTTTGATTTATATCTACGAGCCTATCCCCTACAGTGTACTCGGAAGGATTAATATCAGCTTCTTTGGGTATCTTATCTACAATTTGCGTTATGTTCATTGTTTCTTTTGTTTAATGCTCTCTAGTATGAACCCCGTATAGAGGTTCACAAAGAAAGAACTATGCAAGAGTTGCTGTACCTGCGCTAACAAGAGATTGAACGTTTGAGAAAATACCGTTCCTTCCAAGTGTTTGAGCATAGATATACCACGTTCTTGCGAGTAGTGGGTCGCCGTCTTCTAGGTCAAGGTCTGTATAACCAGAGTACGTTGTTGTACTTGTCATTTCACCCATTCCTACGTCAATCTTATCCTCTCGGTAAGCGATTGTTGGAACACCTGCAACGCCCCAAATAATTCGGTTTACAGCGTCTGCGGATGAACCGAGGTTTATGATTGTAACTCCATACGGGGTTTCAACCATATTGCCTCCGTCTAGTCCTCGCAGACTTGATTGTCCTACGATAGAAGCAACCTGTGAAACGATTCTTACGAAAGCGTCACGCCCTGCAGCAACGAAGGGTTGCCCGTGCTTTTCTGCTCTCATTGTTCTTGCACCGTCAATTCTCTGTTGAAGTCCTACTGTGTTTGCTTCTGCGTCTGCTGCGACACCAATAAGCCAGTTTCGGACTTCATCTCCTGTCGTAAGAGATATCGCACCTCCTGATGTTGCGTCTGCAACAAAGTCGGTTACGGCTAATTCGTTTGCTCGCTTCATAACCGAAGCGTAAAGGTCTCGACGAATCATACCTTGTAGGTCAAAAGCAGCATAAGAAAGCTCCTCTTCACAGTCTGTGAGGGAGTTACCTACACGCCTATCTAGCACCAACTCATCATTGCCGATTGTGAGTGTTCCTAGTGGAACTTTGCACGTTTGGGTGTGAGCCTTAGCGTCTGTGACTGAAGTAAACGGAGAAAGGATATTCTTCGCTGTTGAAATAAGTTTTGTTGCAACTGGAGAAAAGACGTTCTTTGTTTCAACAACAGATTTAAACTCTTGTTCAAAGATTGTCCTTTTCTGCACATCTGCTGGGATTGTAGCCATTTTAGGAAAAAATTAAAGTTAATAATTTCCTGTTATGACTAGTCGCTTACTACAAGCCCATTTCTTTCAAGTTGTCGTCTGCGATTGCTTTTTTCGCTTTCGGGTCTTGAGGAACGTCTCCGCCCTTTTTGTATGAAGAAATGACCTCCTTAGTTGTTCTCAAACGTGCGTCTGATTCGCTTTCGTCAATAACAGATTCAGCGTTGTCCTTAGCTTCTAGAGCTTTGAACTCGGCTTGAATAGCAGGGTGGTTAAGTCCTTCTTTATAAGAAGAAATAATCCCACCGCTTCTATATTTTTCTAAGATTTGAGCTTTGTCGGAATCTTCTTCAATCTCATTTTTGGCGAGAATGATTAAGTCCCTAACATCAACAGAGAAGTCTTTTCCTTTTGGTTCAGAAGAAATGCGCTGTGCCTTTTCCATAGCTTTGTCACGTCTACGAATCATATTCTGACGTAACTCTTCTTCGGAAGCAGTACCTCGCTTCTCCTTGTAAGAGCGTTCGGCTTCTTCAGCTTCTTGCTTTAGCTCATCAACAGTTTTGTCAGAGTCAGTTTTTTCTTTGGAGTCAGTTTCTTCTTTCTCCTCGGTAGAAACGTCTTCTTTCTTTTCTGTCTCTAAATCTTGGTTTTCTTTTGTCATAGGTTTTAGGAGTATTTTTCAACAGTTCCCCAACTGGTTTACTTTAGTAGGGTTTACGATACCCACAAACGCTTATGAAATAATTATACTAATGAACTTTGTTTATTACAAGTTTTTGCCAACAACTCGTTCTTCTTCTTCTCGCTTCTCTAAGAACTCCTCTCTTTTCTTTTCTTCCTCTAGCTCTTTTTTGTTTAGTTCTTCAAACTCTCTTGTCTGCTTTTGAGCGATATCACTCCGCACTACTCTATAAAATGAAAATAATGCTGTCCGCACTCTTTCTTCTGCTAGGTTATTCACAGCTGTCTCAATCGCATACCCGTTAAGGTCTGTGACTGACGTGTTAATAAGTGACTGTGGGTTTACCGACATTAGCCCACGCTCTCTTGGGAGTAACACTTGGAGTACCTTCCTTAATCTCTGAAAGTCCTCTGGCTTTTTGAACACCTTTTTTGCCCACGCAATATCTTCGTCGCTATAAAAAGCGTCATCTGTATATTGAAAAACCTTCTCAACCTCTTTTTTTTGTTCCTCTGTTAAGTTTTCCATACTAGAACTATATCACAACTTATTATTGCTGTGCAGTAGCCTCAAGCGGTTGTTCTTGCTGTTGCACTTGAGGCATTTCTCTTAGAAGATTATCAATCTCTACGCCCGATAGACCTGAGTCAAACTCTGCTTCTTTCTTTAGAAGCGTAACAAAGCGTGGGTCGGTAAGAAGTGCAGGGTTTTGAGCAATCGTTTCTCTAAGTTCACGAATGAAGGCAACCGTTTGTGCTTTAGATACTTGTTCTGCGGTAATAAAGGTTCTAATCCCTTTCATCTCCTCTCGGAGTGATTCAAGAAGTTTACCTGAAATAAGTTTGCCTCTTTTAATCTCTCGCTTTGCTTCTTCCGTAGCCCCTGCTTCGTTATACGGAATATCATTTATCGCTGCATTTACCTGCTTTTGTATTTTAAGGTAGTTTATAACGCTTAATTCTACGAGCTTTACGTCATTTGGGTCTAAGTATTCCCGAAGGTCATCATCAGAGTTAAATGCACCGAGGATAAACTTTATAAGTCTATCTTTGTATACCCGACCTAGAAACTTTGCGTAGTCCTTTGTCACCTCCTTCAAAACAGAGGAGGCATTCTCTGTGAGTAGGTTTCCTAGCACTCCAGACGTGCCTGAGGGGAGCGTATTGCCCTGTAGGGCTTCTCCTACGTTAAGGTCGTTGCCTATTGTTGCGTGGATTATGTCTAGCTCTGCCCTAATAAGGTTTGCTTGCTTAACACCACCAGTATCAAGCGGTTGGATAACATTACCCTTGTGACCGAGAATAACTCCCGTATCAAGTTTTACAACATCTTGCCCAACAAGATTATCTCGCTCGTTGTCTATCTGCTTTTGGAACGGTAGCTTTGAGGCAATTTCCATGACCTTGTCCATTCTGTCTCTGTTCACTTTGGATTGAACTATCTTGTTGAACACTCGTTCAATGCAACCAACTCCAAGAGCGTCTTCAAACCCTCTGCGCTTCTCGTAGTCAAACTTATAATACGACACCATTACCTTTTTTGAGGTTTCGTGGAAGAAAACTAATTCCTCGTCTGTACTTACAATGTTTATTTCTTGCGTGCCGTCTGGGTAGTCCTGAACAGTTTGATAAAGAGTAGTGAAGTCATCATAAGTAGCTTCATCTATTTTATTTCGTAGGTCATCTCGTTTGTCCTCGTCATACTTATCGTTGTCAAGAATCCAACGGTACGTTTTAGTAAACTTTTCAACCTTTATGCTGTCTTTAAAGTTATACTGATTGAAAATCATATTGAACGGGTCGATACTTTTCATCTTTAACTCTTTGCCAACCTCCCATACTTTAAGAAAGCCAGAACCGTAATCAACAGCGTCATCTGGTATTTGGTCAATCGTTACATCAAAAGCATTATCTTCTAGGATTTTTCTGTTCGCAGCTTTTGGAATAAAAGTAGCAAGAGAAGAAGCCCCGTTGATAATAAAGTTAATATCCTTAATATCCATTCGCACCTGTTCTTTAATCTTTGCTATCTGTGAAGCAGGCTCAAAGACAAAAGTGTTTCGGTTATTGACACCGAGCAAGTCAGGGTTTTTTACATCAACCGAATTCTTATAAAGAAAAGCAACATTCAAAAACTCCCTCGTTCTAAACTTGTAGCCCATATCCATTTCAAGCGCACCGTCATAAAACTGAAAAATGGTTTCACTTGTTTTTTCAAGGATTTTAGTATCGTTTCGTTCCATAGTTAGATTATACTTGATTAACGATAATTGTTAATTCCTGTGAATACTTGTTTGTTCACATACGCCAGACGTGCGTCTATTGCTTCGTCATCAACGTGCTTTTCTTGCCCTATCGTTGGGGCTTTCCACAGTCCAATGACAAAAGACATAAGGATATCAAAGTGACCACCGCTTCCGTCTTTTTGTATAACAACGTGAATATCATCAGCAGGGTATTCAAGTATTTGGTTGTATAAAATCTCGCTATGCACCTTCACAACCCCGTCTTTGAATAGTCTCTTAGCATTGAGAAAGTAATCGGGCTTAGTCTTTAGGTTTGTGTGTACCCCGTAATCCTTAATCTCCCTACCCTCTCTGTCTATGTCCGTCTTTGCTACGTAAATATGGTTGTATAGGGGCAAGAGAAACGCAATAAACTCGTTCCCTGGGTAATTGTTTTCGGGTATAACGAGTGCGCTGTTGTATTTCCTTGCAATGTTAGCTGTGTATGGCGCAAAGTTTTCTGGTGTAATTCTATTGCTTTTAAAGTTTGCTACTTCTTCATAGCGAATACCGTCTTTACGAATAACAACAAAAGCCGATTGGTCTCCGCCCGTTCCCTTTGCTGAATCCACTGAAATAATATATACGCCCGTTTTCTCTGGCTCTCTTATTGTAAGAAGCCCCTCGCTATCTCTACCAGCTTCTCCTATAAGCCCCTCCTCGCTTAACCAGACAATAATGTCATCACCGAAGTAAACCGAGTTCCTCTTAGGGTTATTTAAGAACTCTGTTTCAAAGTTTTCACTGTTTCGCTGGATTGTTTCTACTGACACCTTTACGATACCCTGCTCTAACAGCTCTTGTTCTTCTTTGTCTGTTCTGGTGTATTTAGCGTTCCACGTTGGTTCTCCAGTACCGTCAAGTATCGGGATTAAAAGAACAAACACCCTAGAATCATCTTTGTACCTGTGTATAAACCTGTGGACATTTCCTCTAAGCGAAAAGTAGTTGCCGATAAGCACCCAAAACCCAGACACTTGGTCTAGAGAATCCATTGTGGCGTTCATAACGTCTCCAATTTGTCGGGTTATTGTATGAGAGCGTACTGTAACCTCTGTCTCTATGTCGTCATAGATAACCTTCTTGGGTCTTTTGGTTTCAACTGCACCACTATTGTCAATATCTACCTGCACGCCACCTCTTGTTGTAATTCTTGCCCCTGTTGCTGAATACGTGACACCCGAAACCGTAGTAAACTTATTCATTGTTTGGCTCTCCTTTTTCTTTGACCTTTGTGCCACCTCAATCGTATTCGGGAAAAAAGTATTGACACTAGAAAACGCCAAAATGTTAAACAGGTCCATATTGAACTGCTCGGCACTCTTAATACTTTCTGAAACAACGTGCGTATAATCTACTAAATCTGGGAGATACAGCGAAAGGTAGCACTCATTAAACTTTATTCGGGAAGTCTTGGCACTTTCTTTATACCCAACAATTATCATTCCCTGATAGTAGGGTTTGCCTGTGTTGAGCAACGAGTGGATTTGTCTTGCGTATGCCTTATCTATTTCTATATGGAAAGGTGCGTCTTTGTAGCTTAAAGACTTTAGAAAAACCAAACGTATGAAGATAGAGATTTTCTCGTATATCTCATCTACGCTGTCCGTAGCGAGGGGTCTTAACACTTCCCTAACAACATCGACGCTCTCCTCGTCGTTTTGTAAAGCACCCTGTACATACGGAATTAGTTTTTTCCTATCTATCATTTGCTAAGTATGTCTGCTACTACCTTTTCAAGTTTTGCGCCTAGCTCTTTTGTTTTGGTTGTAACGTCTACATTGTCACCAAACTCTTTCCTGCGAACACGCTTTAGGTAATCCATAGCATTGCCGTATGACTCATCTACTTTCTGTGCAACTGCCTGACGAGCCTTTAATACCACGGTGTCCTTCAAAAACGCCTTTCTGCTCGTAAAGTCCTCGCTCTTTTTCTCGTAATAATACAATTGGTCTTCTGAAATACCTGCGAATCCACACGCTTCTTTGTCTGTACACCCTATGGCAAACGCCTGCTCTAACTTCCCGAGTTTTTCTGGTGTGTTGTCCCACCAACGCCAACCACGCTTGTCTTGTTCTTTCTCAGATAGGGTCTTTAATTCTTCAAGTGTTTTTCTTGACATATCTTTTTTTAATGGTGCGTCAGGGTAGGTAATGCTCCCCCGTTTCTCTGCTGGAAGCAGAGCGTCTTACTTTTAGACCACCAACGCATATAGTTTCATAATACCACGCTCACTCGTTAGCAGCACTATGTCTACTAGCTTGACTAACCTTTTCTCCTCTTAACATTCCTGCACCGCTTTCGTCTATTGCAGAAAAGGGCAAGATTGGTACGACTATGCTGCATTGCGAGTCTAACAGCTTAATATACCGCAACTGATACCCTTCCGCATAGTGGGCAATTTTTAACAAGTTATTTATTTTTGCGCCAGTTTCCATTGTCACGTTGTACTTCTTA